GACAGAAGAAAAGGATATTGTAAATGAAGGATTAAACACATTAGTATTTAGCAATGATAAATTTGGGAATATCCGCACAGCGGTCTTAGATAATAATCCGTGGTTTGTTGGCAAAGATGTTGCTGAATGTTTAGAGTACAAAAATACAAAAGACGCTCTTGCAAGACATGTAGATGACGAAGACAAACAATTAATCCTAAGGTCGCAAATCACGACCTTAGAAAATGTACCAAACAGAGGACTCACATTTATTAATGAGTCAGGACTTTATGCATTAATCTTTGGAAGTAAGCTTGATAAGGCAAAAGAATTCAAGCATTGGGTAACATCAGAAGTTCTTCCGCAGATTCGTAAGACGGGCGGATATATTCCAATTGAAAAAGATGATGATGATTTAACTATCATGGCGAAAGCATTGAATATTATGCAAAACACTTTGGAGCAAAAGGATGAACTATTAGCCCAGAAAGAAGAAGTTATCAGTAAACAGAAGCCACTTGTTGATTTTGCTAATACGGTCAGTGCCACACCAACAATGGTTGATATGAAAACAATGGCAAAGCTTCTTGAGAAAGAAAATCAAGATATTCATATGGGCAGAAACAAATTATTTGCGTGGTTAAGAAAAGAAGGGTATCTCATGTCAGATAATACCCCATATGAAAGATATGTTAAGCAGGGCATTTTCAAATTAACAGAAAGTGAAGTTGAAACTAAGAATGGAAACAAGTTGATTACCAAAACATATGTGACTGGCAAAGGGCAATTATACTTGGCAAAGAAATTAGCACAATACTTTGCCTCACAGAGTGCATCAGCTTAGAGAGGAGACAAAGAATGGAAGAAAATAAAACGGGCGTTTGGGTGCAGACTAAAGGCAGACACAGGAAGAGACTTGATAGTGATGATGAAATTCGTTTGAGCATTGGAGATTATATACAAGTATTTTCCGATGTTGATAATGTACTTTTCAAGGTAGTAAGTGTCGAATATAACAGAAGTAGAGGATTGAGCTTTCAAAAACTTTTGCCTGTATGTAGTGTATTTGGGGAAGATGATAAAGCTATTGATCCAACAGCTACAGGGTTACATCGTTTAATATATACGAAAATAAATAGTAATAATAAGATGTGGTTTGATGGTGATTTATATAGGTATATTAATTGTGTTGTTCGAACTTCAGATGACCTACAGGTTGTGCTTATTCGTGGAACAATGAACGAGGATCTTGAGATTAAGACAGGTACGATTTCAGCCGACGAAATAAAGGTTGATACATTAACCCTACCGTCACGTTCAGAAATAAGAGTGTCTGATCTGTCACACTATCAGCAAAAACCAATTACTGCAACATCAGAAGCAGAAAAGAATTGGTGGAAAGAATGTTATGGAGGATCCGAAACTGAACGTGGGTTACGAGCAGAAATACCAACACATATTGATTGGAATGGTGAGATGAGTGCGACTTTAACATTTTCGCCAGAAAAAATTGATGAAATCATGAATAAACTTGCAGGAAACGAAGAGGAGAAAGATATGTATACAGAAAAATTAAAAGACAAAATCAAAAAAGTTATTTATGTAGACAAAGAGATGACAGTTAGGGAACCTATTTTAGATAGTAATGGTAAGCCACTCGAAAGAGGTGGTAAACCAGTAACTAAGGCTAAATTGTACAGAGGTATGGTTAAGGTGGTTTGGAACTGTGGTACTGAAACTGTTGCTTATACAAGCAGATTCGACAGATTTAACAGAGAAGAAGGATTCAAGACTTGTGTATTAAAATACCTGTTTGGTAACGCAGGCGCCCATGATGCTGTTGACTTTTGGACAAACAAATATGTGAAATATCCAAGTAGCTGCATTGAAGTGACAGAAAATTTATGCAAACTGGAAGAGATCATCGAGAATGATAAGCACAGAGAAGAGGAACGCAAAGGTTTACCTCATGCAAAATTCTTAAGAAGAACGGTGGATCGTTTAGTACCTAGCTTTTCAGATGACAAATTACATTATGCACCAGAAGATGAAAAGCTTGCTAATGAATTTAAGAAATTAGCAAAGAAATATTTTCCAGAACTTAAATGTAGGGAAATTTATATTAATGATAGAAAACAGGAAGACGTTTTCGTAGCAATTAAATAACAAAATGAAAAGGAGATAAATTATGTGCACACCAATGAATGAAAACTGGAGCAATTTTTTAAACAAATTGTCAGGGCGTTTAAATAAGATGCTCGACTATGTAGAGAAAAACAATTCTACATTGTATGAAACCGATATTGATAAGGATGAACTTTGGGAAGTATATCTGAGTAGTTTCCCTGAAGGAACAAACAAAATGTATCGCAAACGACGAGAATATGACTGTGGTCATTGCCGAAACTTTATTAAAACAATCGGTGGAGCTGTGGCAATTGTTGATGGCAAGATTCATACGATCTGGGAGATTGATACCGATGATGTAGTATTTCAGCCAGTAGTTGATGCTTTACGAACATATGTAGAATCAAAGCCAATTAAAGACATTTGGAGACATTTTACAAATACAGTTGGTACAAAAACGACAAATGAGTATACAGAAGATAAGCAGATTATCAAATGGACTCATATGTATACACCGATTCCAGAGAGATTACTGGAAAAGAAATCTGATATTCCTACAGCGAAAGCAAAAGTGAGGGATCGAAAGAATGTGTTTAAAAGATCACTTGATGAAATCACAGAAGAAGCTGTTGATACAGTATTAGAACTGATCGCTTCAAATACTCTTTACAGAGGGCAGGAGTGGGAAAGAGTCTTAAAAGATTTTAGGAAATATCAGCGAGAATACAATGGTTTGTCAGATGAAGAGAAAGATACATACACATGGGCAAAAGCCATGACGATCGGAGATGTAATCGGTCGTATTAGAAATCATAGTATTGGTACATTACTTGTGAATATCAGCGAAGGTATGGATTTAGATAATGCAGTAAAAGCTTATGAAAATGTTGTAGCTCCTGCAAATTACAAACGACCTAAAGCAATCTTTACAAAGAAAATGCTTGAAGATGCAAAGAAAACTGTAACCGATTTAGGATATATGGATTCATTGCAGCGTAGATTTGCAAGACTTGATGATATTACAGTAAACAATATTCTGTTTTGTAATCGTGATGCAGCACCACGTATTCAGGGTGGCTTAGATATTTTTGATGAGATGAGTAAGGAAGTCGCTGTAAATCCTAAGAAATTCTCTAAAGTAGAAGAGATCAGTGCAGAGAAATTTGTATCAGATGTTCTTCCAACCGCAAAAGAATTAGAAGTCTTGTTTGAAAATCGACATAAGAAGAACATGGTTTCACTGATCGCACCTGTAAACAAAGATGCCAAGAACATGATGAAGTGGAGCAATCCTTTCAGTTGGGCATATTCAGGAAATATGACAGATAGCGAGATGAAAGAACGAGTTAAGAACGCAGGCGGAGCAGTTGATGGTGTCTTAAGATTTTCAATCCAGTGGAACGCAGGAAAAGATTGGAACAGAGATGACTTTGACGCACATTGTAAAACACCTTGTCAGCATATTTTCTTTAGTCATATGTTTGATTCTGGAACACGAGGCAGACTTGATGTTGATGTGATTAATCCAGTAAAGGGGAAACCTGCTGTAGAAAATATTACATGGGCGGATAAATCCAAGATGGTTGATGGAGATTATGAATTTTTCGTACACAATTATTGCCATAGCAACGGTACATCAGGATTTACAGCAGAGATTGAATTTGATGGTCAGATTTATGAATTTGAATACGATCAGCCTTTGCGACAGGGACAAAACGTGCCAGTGGCTACAGTTACATTAAAAGATGGAGTGTTCACAATCAAAGAAAAACTTCCATCAACAACATCTTCAAGAGAAATCTGGGGAATCAATACAAATCAGTTTGTGCCAGTAACAGTAATGTGTTATTCACCTAACTATTGGGACGAACAGACAGGTATTGGGCATAAACATTATCTGTTCATGTTAAACGGATGTGTGAATGAAGATACTCCAAATGGATTCTTCAATGAGTTTTTGAAGCAGGAATTAGTACAGCACAAGAGAGTATTCGAGGCTTTAGGAAGTAAAATGCATGTCGCAGATGATCCAAACCAGTTATCAGGAATTGGTTTCAGTTCTACAAAACGAGATGATGTGATCGTCAAAGTCAAAGGTGCAACAGAAAGAGTTCTTAAAATT